TTTATCTACTCCTCCAGGTAGAATCACAAATACACATATCAAAAGCTTAAACACTGGACATACAGGTGCAGTTGCAAGCAAACCCATTCCTCAATATACGGGCACGAAGATGCTAGGCATTGGCACTATGCACAAGTCTAATGCTGTCCCCATCTTTACTGATGATGAGGCCAAATCAATTTCAAGTATGAGACGTTAATATGAAAGTAGTATTAGTTACGGGCGGATTTGATCCTTTACATAGTGGTCATATCGAATATTTTAAAGCAGCTAGAAAATTAGGTAATATATTGGTTGTCGGAGTTAATTCTGACGATTGGTTAACACGGAAAAAGGGTCAACCCTTTATGCCATTGAATGAGCGCATGGCAATCATTGACGCCCTTCAACCCGTTACTTATTGTATTTCTTTTGATGATGCCGATAACAGTGCCAAAGGTGCAATTAGAAAAGTTAGAGAATTGTTTCCAGATCAAACGATTGTTTTTGCGAATGGCGGAGATCGTACTAAAGAGAATATTCCTGAAATGGATATTGTAGATGATAAGTTAGAATTTGCATTCGGCGTAGGCGGCGAAAACAAAATGAACTCTAGTTCTTGGATTCTTCAAGAATGGAAAGCACCAAAGACTGAACGCCAATGGGGTTATTATCGAGTACTCCACGAAAACGGTAAAGAAATTAAACTTAAAGAACTAACCGTGGAACCGGGCAAGTCTCTAAGTATGCAAAGACATCAACACCGAAGTGAATTGTGGTTTGTTGCAGAAGGACAGGCAATAGTAAATACAATTCATCCAGAAACAAAAGAAATAGTCAAAAGAGGTTCATATGAACGTTTTGCAACTATTAGTATTGCAGATACTGAATGGCATCAGCTCTGCAATTTAACCGAATCCCCATTAAAGATTATTGAAATCCAATATGGTGATAATTGTATCGAAGAAGATATTGAACGCAAATAAAGGAAATATATTATGACAGTACCATCAAGTCCTGCAGATCGCAAAGCTATTTTAGATTGCATGAAAGAAATTAGTGCATCTATGACACGCACCGAAGGTGAACGGGAATTTGTTCGTGAAGCCATTAAAGAAATTTGTGAGAAACATGATTTATCCAAAAAGACATTCCGTCGTATGGCTAAAGTATACCACAAACAAAACTTCAATTTAGAACTTGAAGAACATGAAGAGTTTGAGAATATGTATCAAACTATTACAACTACAACAACAATGGCCAAAGACACAACAAATGTATAATCAATATATTCTAGAAGCAAAATATCTCGATAAGATCCGCCGAGTTAAACGCAAAACAATTGTAGGTGTTTATCCTAGTTTAGAAGCTATTGAGAAAGCCAAAGAAAAAATGCTTGCTGAAGAAATTAAATATAAATTATTATTCTCAATCAATGGACAATTTAATCCGTTTCTTGAAAATATTGCTTGACATCTTTTCCAATTGGTGTTATAATAAGACATTAAGGAGCAGAAATGAGCAACATCTACAATATTTTTGAACAATTAGCTTCAGACAATTCCCGTTTAGCTAAAGAAGCAATTCTTATTAAAAACAAGAATAACGCTTTACTTAAAAGAGTATTTTATTTGGCGTTGGATCCCTTTACTCAGTTTTATATCAGAAAAATTCCAACATATCAAACTGCTCCGGATATTCATCAAAAAACACTAGAAGAAGCATTGGACAATCTTAGTGTATTGTCAGACAGAGTGATGACAGGCAATAATGCAATTAACCATTTACAATTTATTTTAGGATCGGTGAGTTCAGAAGATGCAAAAATCATTGAGCGTATTATTGCAAAAGACATGCGTTGCGGAGTCTCCGAAGCAACCGTTAATAAAATTTGGCCAGGAGCTATCTCGACATACCCAGTTATGTTGGCTTCTGGATACGAACAAAAGCTCGTCGACAAAATTAGCTTCCCAGCTTACGTCCAGCTCAAGCTCGACGGTATGCGATTCAACGCAATCGTCAAAGGCGGCACCGTAGAATTTAGGTCTCGCAATGGCAAAGAATTAAATATTCCGAATCCATCATTTCCTATTCCATTTATTAAAATGGCAGAACACTATAAACAAGATATGGTGTTTGACGGTGAATTGCTAATTGCAGACTTTGCGGGCAAACCAGTTAACAGACAAACAGGCAATGGTATTTTGTCTAAGTCTATTAAAGGTACAATGAGCGAAATCGAAGCGGATAATGTTCGAGCAACACTGTGGGATGCTATTCCATATACTTCATTTACTGCGGGTATTGATGACGAGCAATATAATACTCGTTTTGCTAAATTAAGCAATGCAATCTCTCATGTGAATGGACAGTTTACGCAATTTAGACAATATGTTAGTTTGGTATGGCATAAAGAAGTTGACGACATCTATACTGCTCAGAAAATCTTTGAGAAGTTTTTAGCCGAAGGTCAAGAAGGCACAATCCTTAAAACTAAAACAGGTATCTGGCAAGACAAGAGATCTAAAGAACAAATTAAGTTCAAAGGTGAATTAGAATGCGAACTTAAAGTTGTAGATTGGGAAGAAGGTACAGGTAAAAATGTCGGCCGTCTAGGAGCATTAGTTTGTGAATCAAGTGACAGTGTTATTCGAGTAAATGTAGGATCAGGTTATTCGGACGAACAGAGGGATGAGTATACCAAAAAAGTAATAGGAAAAATCGTCACTGTAAAATATAATGCTCGTATTAAAGATAAATCTGGGGTTGAGAGTTTGTTCTTACCCGTTTTTATCGAATTGCGTGAAGATAAAGATAAAGCGGAGTCTAGTAAATCTATCAAATAATTATAAATAATCGGGAAATGAGGATTTCATATGCCCGCGACGATTTATAACTTTCCTGAGAGACGAACCTACTATCGAGGTTACAAGATTCCTCTTTATACAGAAGAGGAAATCTTTTTGACTATTTTTGCTTTAAATATGTTCGGTGGTGTTAAAGAAAATGTCACTGAAAATACTTTAGAAAGTTATGATCCTATAGAAGTAATTAAAGCTTTACTAGAAGCTAAATCTTGCTTTGCTCTATCTACAAAATCAAAGCACACTATAATGAATATACTTAAATCTATTGAAACACTGTGAATATATTTTATCTACATAATAAACCTAATGAATGTGCTAAATTGCACACAGACAAACACGTCGTAAAGATGATACTTGAATATGCTCAATTACTTTCTACTGCTCATCGTTATCTTGATGGTAATATCGTTACTGGCCTCAGTGCAACTGGTAGAAAACAAACAAGATATGTTCTTACTGGTGATCTCGATAATGTGCTTTATCGTTCTACTCATATCAACCATCCATCAGCAATTTGGACACGAAAATCCCCTGAAAATTATCTTTGGTTAGCTAATATGCTAGTTGCCTTATGTGAAGAATATACTTATCGCTATGGTAAAACACATAAGGTAGAACGTGATGGATTATGTTATGTTTTACTTAAAAATATTCCTAAAAATATTGGGAACGAAGGTTGGTCCGAACCAACGCCTGCAATGCCAGAACAATACAAGGTTCCTGGTAATTCTATTCAGGCATATATAAATTATTATGTAGGTGCAAAAAGGCATCTTGCGAATTGGAAGAAACGAACTATACCATCTTGGTATGTAATTAATTGAAAGGTAATTATGACAACAGACTCACACCGCGTACCAGTTGAAGCTGGGTTTCACGATGCTCGCGGAACTATTCTCCCCCTAACACACGGCGACGCCAATGTCCAAATGATTTGGTCTAAGGCAGGTGCCCTTCGTGCTAACCATTATCATAAAACAGATACTCATACTTGTTATTTAGTAACAGGCGAAATGATGTTCTATTGGCGCAATCATGGTGAAGATACAATTCACCGCGAACATTTTAAACAAGGCGATATGTTTAAAACTGGTCCATTGATCGATCACGAAATGGTTTTTGAAACTGATTCTATCATGGTTGTTATCTCAGAACACAAACGTGACGCTGATACCTATGATGAAGACATTGTAAGAATTGCTCCTCTCCATGAACAATATGTTGAAGTATGATAATTGTCGAGCATGCGGCAGTAAAGCTTTATTCCCTTGGTTAGCGTTACCTAATTCACCTGTTGCTAATGCCCTATTTGAAAAACCTGATTTCTATA